CGCACTCTGGGCGACAGCCCAGCACCGCAGAGTACCACGGACGACCAATAAATAGAAATAAACAATAAACACACTAAGACACTATAGTTTTGTACAGTTCTAACGACTCGGCGGCAGTCAGAAGGGCATCGATAGCCATAACCACGTCCACGGACGGAGCAATGTACCGACTCCTCACCGCGTCGCGGAGCGTCGGGGGAATGGCCTGGTCCAACGCATAAGAAGACACCCTATCCTTGAATGACACAAACCTCTCCGGCAGCGTGCGCGGATCCATACCAATCTCACCCACCAACTCCAACACCTTGGCCACGTCCGGAACGAACACTCCGAACTCCTCGAATAACAATATGAAACCCGAGCTGAAATAAATCACACTCTCTGTGACCAACTTGGCCTCGAGGTTGAACAAGTTGGACATCTTGTGCACGGCGACAACACAGTCCAAACCATCAACGACCCACATCACGTTATCGTCGCCCTTGGCGATCATATACCGAATGTTCTGACGTCCCACAGACTCCGACCCGGAGACGAAGTTGTATATCAAATTACCCAACATAGTGTGTGGCGCACCCGATTTCATCTGGTAGGCCGACACGAACATCAACCCCAGCACCTTGCTACTTACCCTTCCTACGTAGGAGTCCGCGAAAATGTCCATGACACCCGGGTCCAACCCCAGATCCACAAACAAATAGGCCTCGATCACTCTGGCCAACAAATTCTGGGCCTTATCGTACTTGGACGAGTCTATCTCTATAGCTCTCAACGCCTTGAGTCCAGCCAAGTTGCGCGTGATCCACTCCGATATAACCTCATCCGACGCCCTGCCAGCACTCATGATTTCGGGTCGCAACGCGCCATCAAACCGCTCAAAGATCACCCTAAACAGACTGGTGAACGGAGCCGTCTCCTTCTTGGCCAAACTAACAATGACCTGCCCTTGTCCAATCTCCTGTTGCGCAGCAGTACTGAGCTTCGGTTTAACCCTTTTCTTAATGATTGTATCGTACCTCTCCAACTCGAGCTCCACGAGGTCTCCCACGCACTCACCATCAAGCATGTTCCGGTAGTTCTGATCTTTGCCCGCGCGCCAGGCCATGTAGTCCGTAACATTAAAAGAGATAGGACTATCTCTATACGTTTTTCCAATGGTTTCGCGAAAGTTCGGGACAAAAGCCCAATCGATGAAATCGTCGACCAATTTACGAGCATAATCATATATGCTGTTTTGCATTTGCATGTCCGG